TAAATTTAGGACAAACTATATTTTTTATTTCAACAATTGCTTCTAAGTGGTCCATTATTTTAAGTTCATCCATGAAGTTAATATATATTTACCATCACCTGATAAAGGTGGATTACCTCTGTGTAAATATGGAAAGCCTGCTGGCCATATCACTATTCTACCTTTTTTAGGTTTTACTCTTTTTGAAAAATGTAAAAATTCTGTTTCTCCACCTTCTTCTACATCGTTTAAATATATAGTATAAACAAAAGCTCTAATAGCATCTATATAATTTTCACCATGCTCTACATGCCAAACATGGTATCCTTCAGTAGGAAGTGTTTTTTGAATTTTTAAGTTTGTATAATAAAATTTATCTTTTCCATAACCATCTTTAGCTCCTGTATTCTCTATGTAATGATTCCATGCTAAATCAAAATTAACTATCATTGATTTTAATTCTTCCCACCACATCTCCATATTACCTGCTCCAGTAAATAATTGTTGGTCTTGTTTTTTTAATACAGAGGTTTGTTCTGAATGTAGTCTATTAAGAGTATTATTAAATTTATTCTGGTCTTCAAATAATTTGATTGCTCTGTCACATTCTTGTTCTGTAATGTAACCGTCATAGACACCAATAAAATTATTAAAACTAACTGTCTTGTCTGTCATATAAAAAATTCTCCTTTTCTTCGAATTTAAATGATTGATTACTATGTGTAATATTAAATATTAAACTATATCTATTGGCTTCTTCTTGATGTGTATCAAAACCGTGCGATATGTATGGTGGAAATATGTAATAATCTCCAGGTTCAGGGGTTATTTGTATATTTAATTCAGGTAAAACTAAATTAGAACCTTTTGTTAAATATAAAATTCCATGCCAACAAGGATGAACATGATAGTTTAATCTATCCCCTTTTTTTATCTCATTGCCCCAAGCTTCCTCAACTGTTTTTCTTTCCAAAAAATATTTAAATACATCTGGATAGTTATTCTGATGAGTATTTATTAAGTAAGCAAGAAAACTTTGAAAATTATTGTTGTTTACAAAATGATCCCACTTAGTCATTCCTCCTTTTACATTAGTATAATTTTCCATTTTAGAATCTAAATTATTTTTTATGTCTAATATAAAATTGTGAACCACGTCAGAGTATGGATAATTTCCATACATTATATTTACGGTTCTAGGATAAGTAATAGTTAAACTATTTTTAACTTCGTTTAATTTATTATTTTTATTTATAAAACTGATCATTTAATTTTTATTTATTATTTTTATGTTTCCTGAAACAGTAGTAGTATTAGAATTAGGTCTAACCCAATGTTCTAAATAAGAGGGAAAAACTATTATATCGTTTTGTTTTAAATTAGGTTCATAAGAAATGTCAAATATAACCTCATCAAAACATTGTAAAATATTTTTTGAAGGTGAGTTAAATACAGTATTAGAATTTCCTTTATAATAAATTATAAAAGAAAAATCGCTTCCGTGTATGTGAGCACCTTGATAATCATTTTTTTCATATTTATTAATCCAAATTTTGGTTACGTTAAATACAAAATTTTTACAATAAGGTTTTAAAAGATGACTTAATATATTTTTTAATTCTAAATTAAGATAGTTTATTGATTTTTCATCTAATAAAGTATCTCCATTTAAAGTAGTTTTAACATTTGATTCAAAAGTTTTTTTAAATTTTTTACCAGTTATCTTAAAATTAGATAAGTTTAAATTTTTTACTGCTATAAGATTTGGAAATATGTTGTCTACTTTAATCATTTTTTAATTTTATATTACCTGATACAGATATTCTTTCTCCGTCGGATCTAAAAGTATTTACGTAGTGGTGTAGATTTGCAGGAAAAATAAAAATATCTCCAACTTTAGGAATAAAAGAATGTTCATTAAGAGATAATTTGCTAGATCCTAACGAATACACAAAATTTATTAAACCAGGTCTTGTATTTCCAATATGATTTTCAAATTCTTTTACTAATTTTTTTGGAACTTGTGTATATAACACAAAAGATAAATCATCGTCATGTGTGTGCAAAGGATTACATTCACCTTTGACCATATAGTTAACCCAAGCTTGAATTAATTCTACTTTATTTCCTGAAAATCTTCCTTGATAATGTTCAGCATAGGCATTTACATAACTCTGTATGTATGGAATTACAATTGGAAATAATTTTTTACAATCTATTTGATGTTCCTGATTTATTATACCAGCTAAATGTTGTCTGTAATCATTGTTTTTTTTACTACATAATTTTTTTATACTATTTATTTCTTTTGTAGTTAGAGTCGATGAGTATAAAAAAGGACCCCAATGAAAATAATTATAGTTTATAGTTCTATCTTTTTTAGACATGTTTTTTATAAATCCTTTCTCATTGTTTATATAAGTAATTTATATCACTATTTTGTAAAGTCAACAAAGCATCAGAAAATGTTTCAACTATAGGCCAACCTTTTAAATTAAAAGATGTATTAAGTAAAAGAGGAACACTTGTTTTGTCATAAAATAATTTTATTAAATCATAGTAATTAGGATTTTGTTCTCGTTTTAATGTTTGAAATCTACATGTATTATCTATGTGCACACATGCTGGAACTTCATCAATTGCTTTTTGTTTAGCATCAATTGCAAATGTCATGTATGGTGATTCATCTAACGTATGCATATCTAAATAATCATGTCGATGTTCATATAGTATCGTAGCAGCTGTCGGCCTCCACCATTGTCTACCTTTTATTTTGTTAACTATGCTTTTTGCATTTTTATTTCTTGGATCAAATAACATAGAACGATTACCTAATGCACGTGCCCCCCATTCAGAGTGACCTTGAAAGATAGCAACCACTTGTTGGTCTAAAAGTAAATCTACAGCTTCTTCTTTTTTATAAATAATTTTCATAATAAACTACTCCTCCTACTGCGGTACCTGCATCATATGGTATGGGATCTACAAAAAAAGTATATTCAGGGTATTTTTTTACAAGTTTAAAATTGTTAGAACAATTTAAATGATAGCCTCCTGACAGTATTATATTTTTACAATTACTATATTGTTTAGATCTTTCTAATAACTCTACCACATCTTGAAAAGTTTCTTCTTGTGCTTTGTTAGCAATTTCTAAAACATTTTTATCTAAATCAGTTCCTTTATCTTTGTAAGCTGCAATACCCATTAATTGACCATCAGCGTACCCTTCAAAACCAGATAGTTCTACATAATTACGATATGTAAAACCTGCCTTAGTTTGATTTGAAAGAGTAAAATCTACATTATTACGTTTAGTTTCTATTTGCACCGGCACAAAGTTTTTAAAATAATCTGTACATTTATTGGAAACAAATTTATATTTGTTAACTATCTCTTTTTTATTTATTAAAAATATACTTTGAAGAACTTTAAAATCTAAATTAATTTCTGTTTCACCTCCTCCATCAGATACTAATGCTATTGCTTCATCAAAGTTACAAAAGTAATAACCACAAAGAGCATGATAAATGTGATGATTTTTTATATCAAAAAAATATTTTTTATATTTAACTTGTTTTAATACGTGATTAATAATAGGCATTTCTATTTGTAAATGACTCCTATCAAAAGATGCAAACACTATGACATCAAATGTAATATCTTTAAATTTTTTTAAAACTTGATATTCATAGTCATAAATAGCCTGTTCATTTTCCTGTGGTTGATAGTTTTTAATTTTGTTAAATCTATCTTCTTCATAAAATTCTTTTAAAACACCATCTTCAAACAATGCAAAAGAAACATTATGTGAAATATTTATGCCTAATATCCTGTTCATTTGTGACTTTCATTCTATATAAAACTAATATATAGTATAATTTATATATTTCAAAGGCTTTTTATGTTACAAAAATTAGGATTTTTACCAGGATTTAATAAACAAGTTACACCTACCGGCGCTGAATCTCAGTGGACAGATGGGGAGAATGTACGTTTTAGATATGGTACACCTGAAAAGATAGGTGGTTGGTCTCAATTAGGACAAGATAAATTAACAGGTGCAGCTAGAGGTTTGCACCATTTTGTAAATAAAGAGTCTACTAAATTTGCAGCAATAGGAACTAATAGAATTTTATATGTGTATTCTGGTGGTGTTTATTATGACATACACCCTTTAGTTAATCCATCAGGAACAGCAATTACAAGTGCGTTTAGCACATCCAATGGATCACCTACAGTTACTATAACCGCAAATTCAAATGGTTTTGTAGCAGGAGACATAGTTTTATTTGGTGATGCGACTACATTTAGTGCTATCACTAATTCTAATTTTGGAGCTTCTGATTTTGCTGATAAAAAATTTATGGTTACATCTATCATAGATGGAAATAATTTTACAATCACAATGCCTAGTAATGAAACAGGTAGTGGAGCATCTACTTCTGGAGCTATTACATATTTTAGATACTATCATGTTGGACCTGCAGAACAACTTGGTGCTTTTGGTTGGGGAATACCTTTATGGGGTGGAGAAGTATTAGGGGTTGCAACAACAACATTAAACGGATCACTAAGTGCTAATGCTTTTGGTACAGGTGGGTCCGGAACAGATATTACATTAACTTCTACATCAGGATTTCCAACTACCGGTACTAACTTTATTCAAGTAGACTCAGAAGAAATTTCTTACACAGGTGTGGCAGGAAATAATTTAACTGGTATTACTAGAAATGTTAGAGGGACTTCAAACGCATCTCACTCTAGTGGAGCAACTGTTACCAATACATCTAATTGGACAGGATGGGGTTCTGCTGCAGTAAACTCAGATTCTGTAATAGATCCAGGTTTATGGTCTTTGGACAATTTAGGATCAACTCTTATTGCATTAATACACAACAATGAATGTTTTCAATGGGACGGTGATGCATCTAATGCAACAGCAACAAGAGCTACAATTATATCTGGTGCACCAACAGCGTCACGTGATATGTTAGTATCAACTCCTGATCGTCACTTAGTTTTTTTTGGAACCGAAACAACTATTGGAGATAAAGATACACAAGACGATATGTTTATTAGATTTTCTTCTCAAGAAGACATTACAGATTATACACCTACGGCTGAGAATAGTGCTGGTACACAAAGACTGGCCGCCGGATCACGGATCATGGGTGGTAAATTAGGTAGAAATGCAATTTATATTTGGACTGATACTTCTTTATTTACTATGCGTTTTGTTGG